GTGTATTAGCACCTAACGGTAAAATATATGCAATACCATATAATGCATCGTTTATTTTAGTAATTGACCCATCAAATAACACAACCTCAACTTTTGGAAGTTTAACAACAACAGTAAGTAAATGGGCAGGAGGTGTTTTAGCACCTAATGGAAAGATTTATGGAATACCAGAAAATTCAACTTCTATTTTAGAAATAGACCCATCTAATAATACAACATCTACTTTTGGAAGTTTTATTGGAAGTGGAAAATGGGTTGGCGGTGTATTAGCACCAAACGGTAAAATTTACGCAATACCATCAAATGCAACCTTTATTTTAGTAATAGACCCATCAAATAATACAACATCAACCTTTGGAAGTATTACAGGAAGTAATAAATATTTTGGTGGAGTTTTAGCACCTAACGGTAAAATTTATGCAATACCTGGAAGTGCAACCTTTATTTTAGAAATAGACCCATCAAATAACACAACCTCAACTTTTGGAAGTTTTACAGTTACTACGAAATGGGCAGGAGGTGTTTTAGCACCTAACGGTAAAATATATGCAATGCCAAGAGATTCAACCTTTATTTTAGAAATAGACCCATCTAATAATACAACATCAACTTTTGGCAGTTTTACAGGAAGTAATAAATATTTTGGTGGGATTTTAGCACCTAATGGAAAGATTTATACAATACCTACTAGTAATAATTTTATTATTCAAATCCTTGACTCCGTGACAATAAACGAAAACTTCCCTCTCTCACGACTTTATAATAAATATTAATGTACAAAAGCGAAAAAATAAACGAAATTATATCCTATATCAAAGACACAAAGAAAGCAACACAAGCCGCCTTGAAGCCTTACCTTGTCATTGCTCAACCTCGACGTGATGCAAAGGAACAGGCAGCGCAAAGTTTTGTCGGAGACAAGTCAGCGATAACGACATGGTGCAGCTATAAGTATATAAATATTAGTGGACAACTTGTTGACGTGGCTCGTAATGCTTTAGCAGAAAAAGCCATTCAACTTGAGGCAAAGTATTTATTATTGGTTGGCGAAGATACTGTAATGCCTTATTATGGCTTTGAGGAGTTACATAGAACTTGCGAAGAAAACCCAAACACGGTAGCAAGTGGCGTGTATTATTTCAAGGAAGCTGGTGCAATGGTTTTAATTACAGACAAAGACGGCTATCGTTGCACGGCAAATGTTGACCCAGACCAAATGATTCTTAATCCAATGCTCATCGGCATGGATGCTATGTTGATTCCTGTAAGCATATTAAAGGAATTAAAGGAAAAAGAACCAGATTGTCCTTTCTTTTGCGTGGTTTCGGAAACGGAAAACACGCCATTTGTTGGCGAAGATGAATGGTTTTTACACTTGATTTATAAAAACGGTTATAATTGCATTGTTAACACCAATGTACAATGTTTGCACATGGATTTGGCAACAGGAAATTACAATGCTCATCCAGATGTTGACCTTGATGATTACGTTTGTGAGATAAAGCCAAACAGACGTTTAACTTGCGCAGATAGACATTACTTGCATAAACGGTGGAACGACAGAGTTCCAAAACCAAAAATGGTAACAGAAAAGAATATTAGAAAATGAAAATAGCCATTTTTACACACATCAACTCTCCTGCTACCGACTTTTACCGCACTGTCGGCTGCTATGCCTACATGGGGCATGATATTAGATACCTTGCCATTGAATCGGCAAAGTGGTATGATTTAATGGATATTGATGTTGTAGTGGCTAAGTCTCCTAATGGCATGGCGTACTTTGAAATGCTAAGAGAGTGTAAGAGGATGGGTAAGAAGATAATTATTGACCATGACGATAATCTACACGAAACAACACGGACTAATCCGGCACACGTTGGACTAAGCCATGAGGCAATGCGTAAAACGGTGGAGGATTGTTTTGGCTTTGCTCATCACATTATTTATTCTACCGATGCCTTGCAAAAGTATTATATGCCTTATCACGAAGGCATTGCAAGCACAGTTATAAATAATGGATGGAATCCAATTATTCAGCCATTTATGCCAGTACCTAAGATAGAAGATAAGATAAGATTTATTTGGCGCGGTTCAATGCATCACTTGGATGACATAGGTAGTATAGCAAGTTATATAAATGAATTAGCGGAAGATGAGAGCTGCGATGTTGCTATGCTTGGCATACAAGATTTTATTATGGCTCATCTATTTCCAAAGGTAAAAACAAAGGAATGGAATAGCTCATTATTTGGCTACTTTGAAACATTAAACAATAGCCAATGTCACTATGGGTTATTTCCGTTACTCAAAAACGATTTCAACTTTGCCAAAAGCAATATATTTGCCATTGAAATGTTAGTAGCTGGCGGAGTAACGATTGCGCCAAAGGGTATACCAGAGTACAATATACCAGGTGTGATAAAGTATAACAACTTTGGCGATGTCATGGAGGCAGTAAAAAATAAGGACTTTGACAGAGAGGCAATAGTAAAGGAGGGAAGGGAGTATTTGAACGATGTGCTTAGAGTGGATAAGCAAAACAAAAAGAGAGAATTAATTTTAAATAATTTAAACTAATAAACTATGGCGGCTTTTTCAAATTATTTGGAAGACCAAATAACAGCATGGATTGCAGGAACAACTTTTGCAACTGCTCCAACGGCAACTTTTGTGCAGTTGTATAATGGTAATCCGACAGATACTGGTTCTTCTGGTACTGCGCTTTATGAAAGGATTACTATTGCTTCTGGCACAGGGTCATGGACAAGAGGTACAGGTGATAACGGTACAATTACAAATGCATCTGCATTTACGATTACATCAGGTGCTACAGCTACGGGATCTGCTACTCACGTTACTGTTTGGGACGCATCTGCATCTGGTAATTTAATTTTCTTTGGTGCATTGACAACTGCAAAAACAATTGCATCTGGTGATGAAGTTAAGTTTAACGCATCTGCATTAACTTTAACAGTTGCCTAAATATTAGGAGAATGCTTAGGTGACCTCCTAATTAATATTTTACTATGGGATATTTATCAGCTAAACAAATAAATCACCTTAAAGACCTTCAAAAGTCCAACTACGCAGGTAGAAGGAGTTTCCAAGGTATGTCATTGAGAGTGGTAGGTTTAGCAGATGCAGTTATTGAGTTTGCCGAATTAATGGAACAATGTACAGTTAAGGAAAGGAGTAGAGTAATTGATGCAGCTACTCCTATCGCATTAGATGTATATAAGTCATTAGTACCAGTAAGTAGTAAACCTCACCGTATTAGTACCAATCCTTTCAAAAATAAAAAAATGCAAGGATGGGAAGAAAGAGATAGAAGTTCAATAATTGTGCAACCAGGTAATTTAAGAAAGTCTATTATTGATTTATCTAAAAATCTTAAATCATATAGATATGCAGTTGGAGCGGTAGGGCCATTGTATAAAAGAGGTACAATGAATAAAGGTATTAATAGCAGCGAAGGAACTAATGGCTTTTATGCGCACATGGTATTTGGAAGTACAAGAGCCTGGTATAACAAGATAGTTGTAAAGGCAAGGAATTTGAGCAGGGAGAGAGTAATTAAAACGATGCGTAATGAATGTATATTTATTATGCAAGAGAGACCTAAAAAATTCTGGCAAGTATTATGATAGGAAAGCTAATATACGGAAGGTTAAGTACAGAGCCAACAGTCATAGCGATTGTAGGGCAAAAGATTTATCCAGATTTAACTCCTCAAGATGTTCAATATCCCTTCTGTGTTTACACTATCATTAACTCTACTGCTATTGATTTTAAAGATGGTCAAAGTAATTTGGAAGAAGTACAAATACAAATAGACTGTTACACTCAAAGTTATGATAGTACGCAAGAGCTTGCAAACAACATCAGAAATAGCTTAGATAGATTTGTAGGCACAGTAAACGGTATAAGTGTTCAAACGATTAAATATATGTCCAGCGATTCACAGGTTTACAATCCTACGCTAAATGTATATTGGATGTCAGTTGATTTTATGGCAAGAATGAAACGATAATTATGAAACTAAGATTAATAAAAACTTGGAACGGCAAGCCAGTAGGCGCAACAGGAGTATTCCTTTCCGACTTTGGCAAGCAACTTGTTGCAGATGGCATTGCCGAGCATCTTGATGATGACTTTGTAGTTGAGCAGATGCCAGAAAAACAAGTGCAAGAGGCACCTCAACCTATTTATATTCCTGTGCCAATGCCTATGGAATATTTTGAGCATGAGAATGAATTGGAAAAAATAGATGTTAATATAGATTTGTCAAAAGCTAAAAAATAATAAAATGGCAACAACTGGAATAATTAACGGTACGTTGATGCGCTTGTATAAAGATTCAACTGCAATCGGTTACGCGACATCCTGCCAAATGAACATCTCCGCAGCTATGCGTGAAATTCTTACAAAGGATTCCGCAGCTGGAGGATGGAGAGAAGTAAAAAAGGGTCAGTTATCTGGCACACTGTCCACAGAGGCATTGTATGCAGGGCCTGGTGATTCATCTACAAACTACTTGTTTGATGATCTCTTTACCGACTTAATATCGGGCACAGCATTGACTATTAAGTTTACTACCGATGTCAGCGGAGATAATGTGTTTACAATGCAAGCCATCTGTACATCATTAGACCTTAATGCCGCAGTGGAAGAGAATACAAGCTACTCTGCATCTTTTGAGGTGACAGGTGCAATCGCGAAGACAACAAAAGCATAATAAAAATTACCTAACATGAAAACAATAAAAATAGCTAATGCGGACATACCAGTTAAGTTTGGTATGTTCGTGTTAGGTACATTTTTACGGGAGAGGAATCTTAAGCTAAGTGACCTCTCCCAACTTGGCGAAGACCTCCTATTTGCTCTTGAACTTGCCTTTGCTGGTGTACAGGCAGGTTACAAGGCAAAGGGAGAGAAGTGTCCATATACCTTAGAAAAGTTTTGCGACTTAGTAGATTTAGACAAGGGAGGAATAAACAGGATAACGGAGCTGATAACAAATGAGATTTCAGTACCAGAAGATCCGGAAAGAAAAAACGAGATAGCGGAGGAGCAGAATTAACGCTTGATTATATTGAGCGTTTTTGCTTTGGAGTATTAAGATTTTCCCCTCCGCAATACTATGAGATGACACTAAGAGAGGTTATTATAGCTATGCAAGGTTATAATAACCAATTTGAAATAGAACAGCAATTTGAGTGGGAAAGAGCTAGGTGGCAAACAACACTTTTATTAAATGTTCATACGGCAAAAGGCAAATCAATTAAGCCTAAAGATTTGATTGAATTTCCTTGGGAGACAGATAACGTAAAACCAACTAAAAGAAGTTTGTCAGAAGTTGACAAGTCAATTTTTGAGAAATGGGATAAAGAGTAGATAATGGCATTAGGTAAACTGAATTTAAAACTTGGCATTGATGTAAGTAATCTTGAAAAAGAACTTGGCAAGGTTGAGCGTAGTATGGCAAGGTTTGGCTCACAGATGCAGTCTATCGGCAGCACTATGACACAGTCATTAACTCTGCCTTTACTTGGTGTTGGTGCAGCTTCATTAAAGGCATTTGCCGACATGGAGAAACTGGAAAATGGATTAATTGCCATAATGGGTAGTACGCAAGGGGCAAAGGAGGAGTTAGATAAATTAAGAGTTGTTGCCGAAAATCCTGGTCTTGCCTTGCCTCAAGTTGTACAGGCTTCTGCCTCATTGCAATCAGTAGGAATGTCTGCCGATGCAGCAAGGGAAACAATAACACAGTTTGGTAATGCCGTAGCGAGATCAGGAGGAGGAGCAGAGCAATTTAGCGGAGTTACATTGGCTCTTAGTCAGATAAGCGCGGTTGGTAAGGTAACGCAAGAAGACCTTAACCAGATAAAAGAAAGGCTTCCAGAGTTTGCGCGTGTAATGAAAGAGGAATTTGGCACAGTGACTGCCGAAGGCATAAGGGCAATAGGTGTAAGTAGTGAAGAATTTATAACGCGTTCTGTCTCTGCATTAGCAAAGTTAGAAAGGGCGCAAGGTGGTTTAGGTAATACGTTTGATAATTTAAAAGATAATGTAACTGCATCCTTGGCAGAATTTGGCAAGGCTATTAATGAATCATTGAACCTACAAGCGGTTGCAGAAAGTTTAAGTAAATATATTCAAGGTTTAGTAGATGGATTTAAAAATCTTACACCAGAAGTACAAGGCTTTATAGTTAAGGCTGCTTTAGTAGCTGCATCTATAGGGCCTATTATATTTATTGTAGGAAAATTAATAAGCACATACGGTGCTTTGGCAGGAGCCTCAAAATTAATAGTACAAGCAATAGGGAATATAAGTAAAGCATTTAGCTATTTAGCTGCTAATCCAATGATTTTAGTAGTTACTGCCTTAATTGCTGCTATTGGTGCTATTGCATTATATGTTTATGATAACTGGCAAGCCTTCACAGATAGATTTAAAAATATATGGATAAACATTAAAAACTCTGTAGGTAAAGGAGTAGCTAATGTTTTAAAAAATATTGACTATTTACAAAAAGCATTAGGATTAAATTTATTTGATTTAAGAGGATTAACTACTTACCAAGAAGAGCAAAGAGTAGTAGCGACAGAGTTTAAAACTATAGGTCAAACAGTTGACAGTTTAAAAGGCAAACTTGCTTCATTGTTTACCGTAAGTAAAAAGGCTGGTACTATTGTTACACCAACTGAACCTACTACTACAACAACAACCACTACAACAACACCAGGCGGAGGAGGCGGTACTGCAGCTGCATTACAACCAGCTACACAAGATTTAGGTATTACTGCTATGCTTCCAACATTGGATGTATTGCCAACAAAATTAAGTAGTGTAACTGCAGAAGCAGAAAGATTAAAAGAAACAACATTAGCACTAAACGATGCTACTACAAAATTTGTTCCTCCTATTCCTGCTATTGTAGCTTTTAAAACTGAAATAGAATCTTTAGGATTAAAGATGAATGAATTAGGAAATGCATCTATAAATATTAATTCTGCTATATCATCTGGTATCGGAGTTTTAGCAAATGAGTTTGAAAAAGGTATAGGTTCATTTAATGATTTTGCTAACGCAGTAGTTAAAGGTGGTTTAAGCATTATAAAATCATTGATACAACAAGGTGTAGCAGCTGCGGTTTCAAATACATTAAAAGGGCCTGCTGGTACATTGGGCCCAGTCGGTGTTGCAGTTGCTGGTGCTGCTGGAGCATTGGCATCGGGATTATTTACAAGTTTAATTTCAAAAATAGGATTACCTAAACTTGCACAAGGTGGTCTTGCCTATGCTCCAACTATGGCAATGGTGGGCGATAACAAAAACGCACGAGTTGACCCGGAAGTAATTGCTCCTTTGTCAAAGTTAAAATCAATGATGGGTGACATGGGCGTAGGTGGCACACTGGAGACAAGGATAAGCGGAAATGATTTGATTATATTGTTAAATAGATCTCAAAAAGGTCTTAGTAGAATACAATAATGGGAGTTAGGTATCAAACGACAGTATATAACGAAAAAAGCAGAAAGATTACTGTATCAATAAAAGATAGTAATTATTCTGGTGCTGTTGGGACATTTGATACTTTATCATTAGGCTTACAATATGATAGCGAAAGCCAGCAAGGACAAGAAAGATTTACACCTATTATCGGATCTTCATTTAATTTATCTTTACTTATAAATAATAACGATTTACAAACATTACTTCTTGATATTGGATTAGCGGTTGAAGGTAGGTTTACAATAGATTTAACTGCTTATGAGGATGATAATACGACAGTATCTTTTAATTGGTATGGTTATATAGTTACAGATTTAGTGCAATTTGAGGATGTGCCTTTGTCGATTGGTTATGTTGCTCAAATATCTGCCATTGATGGATTAGGATGGCTAAAAACTTTAGACTATAAAAGTGCAGTAGGGCCTTACAATGGGCAAGACACAGTAGTACAACATATATTAAATTGCCTCAATCAATTAGATTTTGTACAAACTGAACTGGTGGCAAATAGCTTACCAGTCCTTCACACTGTTTTTAACTGGCATGAAAGCACATTAACATATAGTGCAAATAATGATTTTGCTTTAAAAACTGCAATACAACATAGAGCATTTTATCATATTGACACAAAGAAAAATTATACTTACCAAAGTTGCTATGATGTAATTAAAAAAATATGTCAGGCACTTGGTGCAAGAATTATATTTAGCGGTAGTCAATATTGGTTTATTCAGATTAACCAATATGCTAACAATCCATCATCATTACGTTATTTTAAATATAGTGCTTTAGGTGTACAAACATCTGGCACTTTTACTGATGACTTTACTTTATCTAACGTACAAGGTAATTTAGGAAGTAGTGATTTAATGAGATTAAGTGGTGGGAAATGGACATACTACTCGGCTTTAAAAAATGCTTTAGTACGTTATAATCATAATGCCAAAAAGAATTTAATGCCTGGTGTAGTGTATAACTACATTACAAATACAGATCCTGTTATAGTAAGAACAGATACATTAGATAGTACAAACAATGAAGCTAAACTTAGCTATACAGGAATGTTATATCAAAGGTCTATTTGGTCAACTGGAGGAGGTTTTGTGCCTCATATATTTGTATATGCTGTAAAAGTTGCATCTATTATTGATTACATACCATTAATGGGTTTTAATATATTACAGACCTGGACACTTGGAAGTGGATGGAGTATATTAAATGGTAGTTTATTTGCTACTACAGTTACAGGAGTAGTTGAATGGACAGGCAGCGCGGTTGTTTCTAATAGATATTATTACGTTACTATAAAAGTAGGAACTTTGCAGCAAGGTGAATTAAGATTACGCATTGGTGGAGTTACTAAAACTATAACTACTGAAGGGGATTACGAGTATAAAATTTATACAACAAATACAGATGCTTTTAAATTAGATTCTATATCAGCTTTAAAATTTACTGGTGTTATTGATAATTTGCAAGTTAAACAAGAAAGTAAATATTTAAAAAGACCAGTTACTTTTACTAATGGTTTTAATTATCAATTAGGTGCAGCAAGTTGGGAAAGTAGCTTTTATGAATGGGAATTTGTAACAGACATTATAAATTTAGATGGCACTGAAATTAATAACAAAACTATTTCATTTGACACTTTAGCTATTCCAGAAACAGGAGAATATGTTTGGGAGATGCGTCTTAAAGAAGTTAGGGATGAAAGTGGCACAGATATAAAAGCAGATTATGCAATCGAATATTATTTGACTAATAATTATTTAGAATTTCTTCCAGATGGCACTATACAAGGTCAATCAGATTTAAAAGAATTTGCAAGTGATAATGATGATAAATCATCTGTTGTCTGCAATCTTGATACTTACCTTGGAGATGGGCCTTCTGCCACTACTACCGGAGGACTTAGAATATTAAATGCCTCAAGTATTTATGTACCATCAAGTGCATGGAAAATAGGTAACACTGGTACTGCTAAAAATGTTAGTCAATTATTAGTTAATGAAATTATACGCGGACAACTTACACCAAAGCTACGCATGGTTGATATGCCATTCCAAAATTTATCAGTTGACAATCCTTACCTTCCTCACAAGGTCATAGAATATTCATCTGGATATTACGTTTTTGAAAGAGGTAGTTTTGATTTA